CTCTCTCCCGTCCGCGCACGCTCTTATTGCTGCACATGAGTTTAAGTCAAGCAAAGCTCTCTTCTCCATCCCCAAAGACTTTGCCAAGCAAGCCTACTTTCTCAATCTACGGGATGTCGAAAGAGAGATTACATTCCCACACCCTACGGGCGATTCTTTGCTGCAGATTATCACTGCTGGAAAGGACACTTCAGGACGCGGATTTACCCTCTCGGCGCTGCACCTTTCGGAAGCGGCTCACTTGAAGTCTGCCGAACCGTACACGTCCATCATCCCCGCGGTCTCGAACCACAAAGACACCATCATCGTCATTGAGACCACTCCGAACGGCATGGACGGAGATGGAGCGACCTTCTATGAAATGTGGCTGGATGCTATTGAGCATAAGTCGGAATATGAAGCTGTGTTTCTTACTTGGCTGGATGATCCTGCCTGCACTGCTGATGCCACTATTGCGAAGGATGCTCCTCGGGACAAAGAAGAAAAAGACTTGATGAAGGCGGGAGTGACCAAGAGCCAGTTAGCGTGGCGCCGGCTGAAGATTGCTTCTCCGGAGTGTGGCGGTCTGGTCGAAATGTTCCACCAGGAATTTCCCTGCAACTGGGAAGAATCGTTCATCACTTCCGGCTTCCCGGCATTCGAGGAAATAGAAAGGCAGTGGGCAGCACACAATGTCAAAAAACCGAAATGGCAAGGGTTTGTCGATCACACTGAAGATGGCTCCCTCAAACTCCGAGAGCACCGTAGCGGAGACTTGTGCATCTGGGAAGATCCTATCCCCGGACACTATTACTACATCGGGGCTGATGCAGCTAGGGGCGATGACGAGAAAGATGGCCGCGACTTTGCTGCGAATGTTGGATTCGATGGAAATACAGGGCATCAAGTTTTTCGTTACGCCGGACACGTCGTCCCCGAAGTGCATGGTTGTTATCTCAACTCCCTCGGGCGACATTACAATCGGGCAATGCTCAATGGTGAGCTTACTGGAGGATACGGATACAACACTCTTTACGTTGTGCGAGACATTCTTAAATACCCCAATCTCTATCGCTGGAAGGGAAAAGACGACAAGGTAGGCTCCTGGGCCACCGGGAAGAATGCCGTGTGGTTCGAGACCACCATGCACATGAGAACCGTTCTGTTTGAGTCCATGAGAGCGGCATTGCGCGAAGGCGCGGGAACCAGAGGCGAGTACGGCGTCACGCTGTATGACGACCAACTGGCCGCGCAAATCAGGATGTGTACGAGGAAAGAGACCGGGCGCGTGGATGTGAAGAAGGGCCATGACGACATCCTGTTCGGCGCCATGCTTGCCAATCTGGCCATGCGGCAATACGCTCCCCCGCGCAGTTTGAATCAGGCGAAAAGCCTTGTGGACGAAGAGGATGCGGAAGTGCGAGCGAAGATTGAGACCAAGGGCGGGGACACGATTCTGGACGATGCCTGCTTCGCTTTGCAGAAGCATCACGAAAAAGTGATGAAGCGCGTAAAGAATTTCCCAAACGATGACGAATACGAGGAGGTAGTGAATGCCTAGTTACGAAAGGCCATGTGAAATTTGTGGCAAGGTCTCCACCAGTCACGCCGACGATTACGAATGCAAGTACTGTTCTATCGACCACAATGCCTGCTGCCGGGATGAAGAATTTGATTGCTGTAAAGAGTGTGCCTCAAAGATGAGAAAGGAAGGTGTGCCATCCCGAGTTACGATCTGGACCTAAAAGACCCGCAAGTGTTCCTTCGAATGCTGGCAGTCTTGGCTGAAAATAGCCTTGGGGAACTCAGCATTTCTGCCCAGGACTATGATGGCTTCGATACGGCCAAGTTGCTTACGATTGACTACAACCGCGAAAAGGGGCTAATCTCCATTCGTGTGAGCAAGGATAACGGGTGGGCCGTTTCCGTTCACCCAGAATCGCGTTCATGGACGAAACCATCACAAGACGCCCCGCTAGAAAGAGCAAGAACCGAAGCGACGAGAGTAGCGCAGAGGAGAGCCATCCCCTCGGACGAGGAACTAGCGGACATGGAAGACGAGGCGCACAAGAGGCAGATCCTATCGAAACTGGAGGCAGAAGGGAAAACCCCGCTGAGAATCAACGTCAAGCCTTAACCGAGGATGAGGCGGCGAACCTGACAGCGCGGGGAGTGCTGAATCGAATCGGCCTGGAGTTCAATCAACTGGTCGAAGAAGATCCGGTACTCGCTTGGAAGACTTACCGCAAACGCCTGATGGAGCATTTCGGAATACTTTGCGAAGTGATGAGCCCGAAGGACATCACCGAACTGAGCATGAAGATTGATGAGAACATACGCGGAAAGAACGGAATAGAGACCGGGAACCCGCTCGATCAAGTCCGCGAATTTCTCAATTCTCCAAGGGTGCATTGATGGAAACACGCGGCACGCTGAAACTGGACCCACCGAACACCGTCATTTGTCGCTACTGCCTCAAGCCCATGCAAAAAGCCGAGGACGTTTTCAATACCGAAGGCGAAGTCATCTCCCGAAGGTTTTTTTGCGCCTGCAAAGGAACCATCTTCCACTGGAACTGGCACAGCGGCCAATCGACAGAGACGCGGGGTAAACCCTGATGGCTTATACGAATTTTTATGTTAAGTCGGAGTCCGGCTCACCGAAAACGGACAACGACGCATCGACAAAAGACATACGCGCACGGCAGATTGAAGAGCTCGTCAAGCAAAGCGAAGACGCCAGAAAGTTAATCTACGGTCCCAATCACGATCAAACCTGCGAACAGTTCTACAATCTTTTCGAGTCCACCCGCCGAATGCCTTCCTACCGGCCGCGCATCATGGCTCCGCAACTGCAGATCCTTCTATTACGCGAAGCCGCGGAATCCACCGACACCAACATGCGCGTGTTCATCCACAAGAAAGATGAACGCGACAAGGAACGCGAGCGTGCGTTTCAAGAACATTGGAAGAAAAACTTCTTCAATCTGCACATTCTGATGTCCCAGGTGTACGCGCAGTTTTCAGGAATGTCTTGGCTGCAAGTGGGTTACGACCCGTTTGCTCGACAAAGCAAGGGGAACGTGTGGCTCCGTGCGCGTAAACAAGGAAGCGTATATGTGGACCCGTGCTCCCCTTGGCCGGAAGACTGGTCCTGGCAGATCATTGAAGACTTCGTATATCTCGATAAGGCCAAGAAAGAAAACTTCCATGCCGATAGCGTGAAGCGCGACAAGGCGCGTAGCGTGAATCTGGCTGGCGGTCCTGCCGGCGACCTCGAGATGCCTCCCGGCCCGATGTCCCTCAGTGCCAGTCCGTTACCTTACGGGAATGATGACAGCAATCTTGGCTTGCTGAAGCGCCGCACGCTCTATTGCATCGACATGACCATGCGGGAATTGACCAACAACGAGAAGGCTATGCTCGAGGAAAAGAAACTGCCATTGCCGGATTATATTCCGAAGTATCCAGGCGGTCGCATGGTCGTGGAACTCGAGGGAACCATTCTGGCCGATGGCCCAAGCTGGGTTCCGCTTCCCGATCTTTGGGCTGCCTATCCTGTTTGGGCGCTTCCTCCGTGGGATACCGTGTGGCCTCCCGCGCCGATGAAGTACACGAAGTCGTTGCAAGATGCCGCAGAACAGCAGATGACCAACACTTACGAGAATGCCAAGCGATTGAATAACGGCATGATCGTCATTCACGAAAGCACTGGCTTGACCGCAAACACTGTAGGCGGTCTGCCAGGAGAGGTTCTTGTCGTTGCGGCAAACTCTCCACCGGGGCAAGGCATCGAAATCAAGTATCCTCCGGCATTTCCTCCACAGATGATTACTCTGCCGCAGAGTTACCTTGCACTGCAGAAAGAATTGCGTGGCGCCACCGATGCGCGGCAAGGCAATCTCAGTCCAGGAAACGTAGGACCGGACCTGTTCGAAGCCGCAGTGTCGCAATCTTCTTCGAGCACAAGGCTGACGGCGAGATTGTTTGCGTGGTCGATTCAGAAAGCGACTGACCTTCTCTTCTACACAATGGCGAAGTCGTACACCGAAGAAGTGAACTTCCGCGAAGGAACGAAATCGGCAGTGTGGAAGCCGATTAAATCCGATGAAGATTACGAAGTGCAAGTGCCGGAAGGCGCGGTAAGGCCAATGAGCCAAGCGGCGTTGCGTGCAATGGTCATCGAACTGAAGAAAGCGGGAATGATCGACACCAAGCACGGTCTGGACATGCTGGACGTTCCTGATGCTGATGAAATTTCTCAAGCAGTTGAAGACGAACTGAAACTCGCGGCACTCGCCAAGGGAGTAAAGAAGTGAGTCAGTTCGAAGAGACGCATACGACCGTGTTCCCTCACTTCGCTACTCCGGTTAGTTTTCACTGGCGATCGGTGGCTTACGCGGCCAAGTTCTACGGGAAGACAGAGCGTAGAATCCGGCAAATGTGCTCGAGAGGAGAGTTCGCAGACTTCAAGATTCCTGTCTATCAGGACCGCAGCAAGCGGTGGTGGATTGCGCTAGAAGAGAATGGCTCTTTGTAGTTCGGAAACAACCTCCTTTACAATCAACAACCTCCACGTCCACACTCCGAGACGTGGAGCGACATACCCTAATCGAACTCGATGCTTTGAATCATGGGGAGTATTACCTCGCTCAAGTTGCTGTCGATGACGTTCCCTCCGTTCCGTTTTTCGCACACAAGTCCATTCGAGAAAAATATCCCAAGGAAGAAGATTTTCTGGCCTACCTGTTTCGCATGGGTAAGGCCACGATTGCGCGATGCGGCGATGCGCGGAATCCGCTGCCACAAGAACTCGTAGAGGGGAGAGCAAACTAAATGCGCGGACGAAAAATGGGTGTGACCAATTCTTCTGGCGGCAGAACGATTCGTGGGCGGCATGACCGCGACAAGATGGCCAGTGGTCGTAAAGGCCGTCGCAAGGGTGGCCGATAAGAGTTTACTTCGGGCTTTAGTGCTCTGGAGAGAAATCTCCGTGGCCCGAGAAAGGAGCGCATATGGCACGCAAGGGCAAGAAACATCACAAGCGCGGCGGACGCCGCAAGTAAGCGGTCTTCGGGCGGGAATGTAGTATGAGGGGAGTTGCCCATAACTCCCCTCAGTATCAAGAGAGAGAGGAATTATGCCGGACAAGATGAGTGGCGACGGTTACGACGAACTAATCACCCCGATCAACGAGGAAGGCAATCGCACGGGCAATGACCCGGACACGCATAACGTCCCTTCCGCGATCAATCCTCCCGACCCACTGGGCCTGACCCACGGGATCTTTAGTGATAAGGGCGGGGCGCGTAAGTCGGAGAAGGCTCCCCCGAAAGGCAAGTAATGGCGGCAGGCGGCTTCAATCCGGCCATGCTTTTGCAGATGCTCAAGTCCTCGCAGGGCGGGGCTGGTGGTCCCGCTGCTACGGCGAGTGGAGCCCCCGGACCTTCTGGAGCCCCGGCAGCATCGGAATCGCTTGGACCTGCCACCCGAGACATGCAGGGCGCTGACCCTGGCTATGCTCTCAAGCTGGTGAACGAACTCAAGAAACAGATTGCCGACATGATTCCCACCCTGGCGTTCAAGGCTCCGGCAGCGTCACGCGCACTGGTGTCTACGTTCAAAGGTCTGGACGCGGCAATCAAGGAATTGCAACAGGCTCAAGCCACCATGAACGCGGTAGGTGGCGGTATCAAGATGTCGGCTGTCCCGACTCCCCAGCCCCCGACTGGTGGGTTACAGGCTCCCGACATTACCAAGGCGAGTGGGATTGGAATGTAACGAGGAGAGAGAGGAAATATGGCGAAGACACTTTCAGAATTAGTTGCTGACGCGGCCGCAGCCGATGACATGGTGCTGACGGCAGCCGATGGGACCACGTACAAGCTGTCCGATGTGCGCGGATTCCGCAGTGGTGTGGAAACCGAACGGCAAGCCGCAGCGCGTGAACGTGAAATGGCGATTAAGGCCACCAAGGAAGCTAAGCAGATTTTCGATGCGTTGACAGCGGCGAAAGCCGAACTCGACAAGCAGCAGACTCCTCCAGAACCGGACAGGAAGGGCAAACGCTGGCAGGACAATCCTCTGTATGACGAAATTGTTCCGGTGCTTGAAGAAGCGCAGAAAGCAGCCAAAGAAGCGCGAGAAATGGCAGCCAGCAACAAGGCAGCCCTCGACACAGCCACCGCAACCTACGCACTCGAGCGCATGAGGCGCCAATGGGCCGAAGCGCCAGTCAAGCCGAACAAGCCGTTTGAAGAAGTGGTGCAGGAAGTGATTGCGAACAGGGAACTCGATGCGTCTGGACTCCCCACTCTCGAAAAGTATCTCTACCGTGCGACGGAGCCCGATCGCGTCAAGCAAGCGGTGGCAACGGCTCTGGCCGATGCCAAGAAAGAATGGGAGAAGACAGCGCACGCCGCCTCCATCCCCAAGCCGGGACGGTTCCAGACGCGCAAGAGTACCGAAGCGCCGATCAAGAACCTGAACGAATTGACCTCCGATGTCGTGGGTAATGATCCCGACATCGCAGCGGCAATGGATGGGACGCCACTCCAATGAGTATCAAATCACGATACCCCAATCTCTCTGACACTCCGACACTGGGAGCAGTGATTGCGGAGTGCTGCTCATCGAAAGGCGTCAACGACAAGGGCGTGATTGCCGCTTTGACGGAAAGCGTGGACGAATTTTTGCTCGAGAAGGATAATCCGCAGCCAATTCTGGCCGATGGTGGGCAGACGTTCACACCAAAGGTTCAGGTTCCGGCAACAGGTGGGCAGACGTTCACGCCAACCTCGAGGAAAGCATGAGTGCAACGATCCAAGATATGTTTCCTGACCTGTACTTCGATGTGAAGCAGGTCGAGGAAAAGACGCCGAAGAAAGAGAAACCTTCGGTGGGGCAAGTGATTGCCCGTGTCTTGGTCGATAACGGGATGCAGAACAGTTCACTGACGGCAGCTTTAGCAACGGCTGTCGAAGCATACTACCAGGACAAAGAAGCAAGTTAAGGGAGAACTCACATGGCAAGCGTAATCGGAACTGGCATATCAACTCCTCCAGCAGCAATGGAAGGAACTACGCTTCAGTAGAATGAGGACAATGACCATACTTGCCCAACGCGAAGTTGCAGTTCATGCAGGCAAGACGGTATCCGTCTTTGGGAAAATTATTCCTAACCAGCCATGCATAGAAAGCCGAGCCGCCTCGTCCCTTGCGGTCAGCCTTCCCGTTGCCGTTGACATGGTCAATCGTCAGTGCTTCGAAAAGAGTTTCTCCGCAGCAAAAACACTTGCCCCCGTAGGCAGCGATGACAAGTTCTTTGTTTTTCCGTTGTCTCTTCTTGGCG